GAATTTTCTTTGTTTGCACCTACTTCACCTATAAGAACGTCATGGTTAATAATATTTAATGCTCCGTAACGTATATCAAAAGAGTTGTTGTTCCAAAGTATTACTTCAAGGCTATTGTCTGTATTGTTTCTGTTATATTCACGCAAGTTATACCACCCGAAGATCATCTTGCTAGAATCACCCCAAGATTTCATACGAGAATTATTATCTCTTATGAGATCAGTCCAGAAAGGGTATATGGTATAAGTGTGTTGTCCGTTAATAGGGTCAGGAGTATAGTCATTACAATAGCTGCCACTATTACCAAAATGGAGACATCCATTCGTTGCCATTCTCGCTTGGCTAAACGTAGAACCATAAAAAGTAAAATTAAAAGAAAGATCAATCGCAGGACTAATTCCATCATCAGATACCTCGTATGCTAACTCACCGTTGAAGTTATTAGCATTAGCATTAAGGTCGTAAAGGTCTTGATTAGCTTCGTATGTATACTGTCCTAATACATTAAAACTAACTAAACACCCTAATGCGTAGAATAAAATTCTTTTTTGCATTGTTTAGCTGTTTTAGTTTTACGTGTATAAATTGTTTTGACTGCACCGACAACATCTTTATTAATTTTTTCTCTTTTAGGATTAGATTCGTGGGTACATTGTGCAATAAACTCTTCTAAAGCGTCATCTTTATCAGGTCTTTTTTGTGGGTTTTGTTCCCATGCTACAGTAGCTTCTTTACCAATTTTACCGTTATACGGACAAGGCGTACCTGCCATCGACATAGCTTTAAACACTCTTTCGTCTTGACAAAGTAATGCAACTGATGCTACTTTCATTCCCATATCATACAAATATTTAGATAGTTTTAACCTTTCACAGTTTTCATCAACAATAGTTTTACCACCAGATAAACCAAACACCTGTCCTTGAAAAGCTCCTGAGACACCTGTTGTACAGAGGTCTTGTGAGTAAGACATAATACTAGGAGCTATCGCAGAAGCAGGAGGGGCTTCGCTTTTTACGTTTTGATTAATCGTTTGCGTAGAATTAGACTCATTTATGTTTCTATTCGTATTATCAGATCTAGAATTGTTTTCGTTTACGTTTCTATTATCAGTTGTAACGTTCGAATCTGATGTTGATTGATTTACGTTAGTGTTAGTGTTTGTATTATTCGATGTTGAAGTTGAATTATTTGTATTATTAACATTTTGATTAACCGTTGAATTCACTGTTGAATTAGAAGTCGAAGTATTAACGTTATTGTTTGTATTGGTATTGTTCGAAGTCGAAGTCGCTGTCGAAGTATTCACATTTGTGTTCACGTTTGTGTTCGAATTTGTGTTCGAATTTGTGTTTGTTGCTGTGGTCGTCGTCGTGTTGGTGTTGGTATTATTGTTCGTGTTGGTGTTGGTATTCGTGTTTGTATTCGTGTTGGTATTCGTGTTTGTATTGGTAGTTGTCGTTGTATTAGTAGTATCTAAAGAATTGTTTTCACAATACTGAGAACCGTTAACACAAGCTGTACCAGACTGTTGGCTAGATTGAGCGTTAACATTTATAGATAAACCAATTACGACTGTTATTAAAAACAGAATCCCCACCCACGAAAGAATCTTATCGTTTTGTTCTTGTTCTTTTTTATTCAAGAATCTTCACCTTTAAATTGTTTACTACTGCCTGTTGTACCTGCGTATAAACCAAACCAAGCAGCTCCCGCACCAACAACAATCGATATAAGACCTGATTGTTCAAAACTAGGTTCAGGAAGTTCCATAAACCAAATAGTACATTTATACAATAAAACAATATAAACAGTTAAAAAAGCTCTAGGAAAAATACGCCATGAATCTACTGCTTTTGCTAAATGAATCCATTTTTGATGTGGATTTATTTTATCATCAGCCTCTAAGTCTCTTATTTTATCTTTAAGGTCAGATATTTCTTGTATCATCGCCATAAATTTGTTGAGATCCATCTCAACTTCATTACGATCCATATCTCCACCGAATCTACCGTCGTTTTGCATATTATTTCTCCACGTTTACTGGAACAAACTCTCCCAACTCTATTAATTTACGTCTGTTTTCTATATGTTCTGCTTCAACGTCTTCTTTACTTTGTCCATGATACCTAACTGCAAGAAAGTTTAATACCATTTTTTCGTTAATATCAACACCGTCTACAATAACAGCTCCTAAAACACGTCCATATTTACCTTTAGAGTCTTTCAGTTTAGATTGTAAAACAACTGTTTTACCGTTTGTTATTGAATCTTTTAAGAACTTAGCCGCAAGTTTACCTCTGGCTTTTTCGTCTTTATCTCTGGTTCTTGATTCAGGCGTATCAATCCCATAAAGGCGTACACGACACTTGTGAAGAATAGAAAACCCAAGATCAAGGATAACATCAATAGTGTCGCCATCAACCACCCTAGTAACTGTGCAGTTATATTCATACATTTAACATTTCCACCTTCTTCTAGCCGCTTTACCTCGTTCACCTTTCCAACCTTTTGATCTAGCACAGAATGATTTACGTCTTTTTGCTGCTTTACTGCCTTTTTTAACTTTACCTGTAACCGCTGTTTTTAATTTTGATCCAGGATTTTTACGTCGATAAGCCGCTACGCCTTTTTTAGTCATACCTGCACCAGATTTAGTAGATCGGAAGTTAGCTCCCTTACCCTTCGTAGTACGTCGTATAGACTTTTCTTTGCGTTTCTTAGGCTTAGCCATTACTTTTTCTTTTTAGGCTTCTTAGCGGTCTTAGCGGAACGTTTAAAGGCTGCTGCAGTCGGAGCACCTTTAGCTCCTTTCTTTCGCATCTTTCTACCTTCTTTACGTTTTTTGTTTATATTGTAATATAAACCTTTCTTAGCTGTTCGACCGTCTTTAGTCTTATGGGTTTTACTTTTTCTTGGCATAGTTCCTCCTTATGTACCAACTTTTTTCTGTGCTGCTTTATGAGCTTGTGTAAAAGTTTTACCTTTTTTCATCATACTCTTCATTGTAGACATATGTTTTTTAGTGTGGTGTTTACCATGTTTTTTCATAGTTTCTTGCTGTCTTTTTGTAAGACCCGCCATACTAACACCCTTAACTGTGATAGGTTTTACTTTCTTTACTTTTTTAATAGCTCCGCCTTTTTTGTAACCTTTAGGTATAGCACCGCCTGTACTATATCCTGTTGATTTTTTCTTTTTCTTCTTATACATTCCTGGCATGTTACCCTCCTTTTAATACTCTATCTCTTAATCTAGTCGCACGAGGTCCTACTTGTGTAGCCCAACGACTATCCATCATTTCTTCAGCTGCTGTTTTATAATGTTTAAGTTCTAAAGCTCCTAAAAATTTTTTGAAATTTAATAACCGTGTAATTCCTAAATTAAAACACATATTAGCTAATACACGTTTTATATCTTCAGGCTGACTAGAAGCCCAAGGCATATTTCTTTCTAAATCAGCAAATACAGACTCTATATCTTTTTCAAAACATTCGATAACTCGTTCCTTTGATACTGGGGTTCCAACGGGTTCTCCGTGTTCGGGATCGCTTTCAAGTACAAGGTGACCAATACCAAAAGTAGGATAACCCAAATGATCATTATAAATTTCATGTATACAACCTTCGTCAAACTCTAACTCTTCTCTTAATTTATTAATATCCATATTTAATTTATCCCCAGTTCTATCGAAGTAGCTCCACCAGTAGCCACAGTTATATTGCCTATCTGTGCTACGGCTTGAACACCCTTTTCGTTGCCAGAATATAAATCTACCCATTGTTCACCAGTCCATAACTGTAACTGATTAGTAGAAAGATTCCATATAATATCACCATCATTAAATTTATTTATATTTCTTTGTTCTTCGTTTACCGATAAGGTTGCATCTATATCGACTCTATTTAAACTTAATTCTAAAACTCTAACTAAACGATTAAATGTTTCAGAAGATATCTCTCCAATAGAAACAGGTAATTTAGTTTCTAATAATTTACCCATTACCTTCTACCGTCTGGTCTAAAATTTAATCGCATTGCTCCAACTCTAAAACCAACACCTTCAGTGCTTCCTGCTGCTCCGTCGTCATCCGATTCTACTCGTAAAACAGCTTGTCTGCCTCTAACTCTTGTATCTATTTTAGTAGTTGCTGAATCACAAATACTTGTTACTGCTGTTGTTAAACTTTCTCCTGGAAAATTCCTACGTTTTAAAACAACATTAACACTTTGTCCGCCACTTCCTGTTGAACCTGTTCCTGTAAATTTAATATCGGGAATAATTCTACTAATGAATTGAAAATCTTCTCCTCCTGGATCAATATCAAAATCACTTGACTCTATAAAAACATTAGTCATAGGATTGCCATCATTGTCATTGCCCATCTCATGGTTATACAGATAACCCACATCCGATGATGAAGACGTTGCTTTAGGATTATCAAAAATACCTTCGTCTATCCATGCTGTTCTTGATAACGTTCCTATAGTCCAAACATTTTCTTCATAATTAAACACTACATATTTATCTATAACTGTTGCG